ATACCCAGGTAGAACTTAGTCTTAAAGTAATTCTCCAGCGAGATCTGAAATAATGAAAAGACTTTTGATGCCACCTGGGAAGTCAAGAGGGGCTTTCGCCGACTCTCCATCGAAGGTAGTTTCTAATTCGGTTTGTACACCGATTTTCATTCTTTCAGCTAGTCTGTAGACTATCATAAACTTTTTCTCGTCCCATCCTTTATACTCTACTTCCATTTGGAAAATCTTATTTAGATTTAAAGTTCTCCAATCAGATTGCATATAAGGTAGTACTTGAATAAATGCTTTATCAAAATCTTGATCTTTCTCTTGTCTATCTTTAAGATATTGAGTAATCTCTTGCATAACACCGATTGTAGGTGGTTTCATTCTGATAGTACCAGCAGATCTAGTTTTAATTACATAAGTTCTCTCTTTAGAACTATAGTACTTTTCTATTTCATCGTCGATAACTGTTGGTATTAGATTTTTTACTGCTAATTCTATATCTACAGTTTTCTTAGTCTTCTCAGTTTTACCTTTAAGCATTAGCTTATTCTCTGGTTCTGGGAATGTAAGATCTCTAATAGAAAGCAATAGAATAATTCTATCCTCTTCTAGAATATCTTTGTAAGACATTCTCTTGTCACCAGCATTAAACTGAGCGCAAGATTCTACAATAGAGTTTAGCTTCTCTTCCATATCGATGTAATTGTTTTCATCCATAGTAGAGAAATGTCTAATCTCAGCAGCTTTAGCAGATCTAATTTTAATAATTGTATCTGCTGGATAAAATTTACCTTTAGATGGTAAATCCTCTAAATCCAAAACATGCCATCCTAATACTTCATCTGTTGGTCTAGCTATTTCTGGACCAAAGTTGTCCATATTAACTCTACCTAAGCCAGTTTTATCTACGGCAGCAGCCATAGCATCAGCTTTTTCAGACGCATCTGTATTATCAACGTTTGCTTTGTCTTTTGCATCAAGAGCTTTAGCTGCTGCAGCTTCTCGCTCTTGGTCCATTTTGTTTAATTCGTCACTCATATTATTTGTCTTTTAGGTTTTTGAGATTTTGTTTTAGTATTGATTTCTGTTCTACGCTTCTTTTAGATAATTCATCTTGTATCAAATTTCTAATAAACGCGCTAACAGATATGGGGCGCTGCTCTTGTTCAAGCGCGTCATTTAAAATGACTCGGTTGACTTCGCGAACCTCATCTTCAGTTAAAAGTACCTGAAGTTTTTTTGTTAGTTTATCACTCATAATCTGTTATTATTAGAATAATATATTATATTTTCTTTGGTTAAAAAAAGAAGGCGATAAATCACCTTCTTTCTTATTAATTAAATTAAATTCTTAATTTAGTTCCTCATTCCAAACATCGCATCTCCAGGTAACTTCTAATGCAGCTGCGTCAGCAGTTTCATAGTTTAATTCACCTGTAAATCCAAGACCGGAAGTCATGAAACAATCGTCAAGAGTTACTTTTCTGTAAATGTCTCCTGCTCTGTTAAACTGTACGATAACAATTGTACCAACATAATCCTTCTTAAGACCCATTTCACCAGTCTCAGGGTTGTATTGTTTTCTGTACCACTCTCTCATAGACTTGTAAATGTAAGCCTCGTTTGAGTCGTTTAAGTTTAATGAGAAGTTAACTGTTACATCAACAGCAGTTCCATCAGGCATTCCAGCGTAAGATCTTGTTGAGAACTTATACTTTTGCTCGATAGCTGCTACCTCTCTATGAAGTGTTTCCAAACCAGTGATCGAATTGATGTGCTGTAGGAAAAGCTCTTGACCTGAGACTCCGTCTGGTGGTAAAATAGTTACCTCAAACAGGTTAGCCTGTACTGGTTCAAAGTTCTTGCCTTTTCTACTCGTTTGGTCTTCTGAATAATGTGGTAAAGCCATATCGTTTATTTTCTTTTATTTAGTTTATATATTCTCGTTTTTTACGCAAAGTTTCCTGATGCAATTTCACCTGTGTTAAGTACAGTTACTCTCGATACTAGAATCTCTAATCCTTTAACTGGTTCAACGAATGTATCTAAGATACCCATGTTGTTGTCGATAACCTCAGTCGTGTTGTTAGTAGTGTCCATGATGTTTCTGTAATCGTATACACCACCGTCTTTCTTAACTGACTCCATGAAGCCATCTGCTAAAGTTTTGATTTCTAATCTAGTTTGAGCAGTATTGAACTCAAATAGGTAGTTCTTAAGGATTTCTGCTAGTCCGTCTTCAATGTAAATTAATACCTCTCTTACGTGAGCTGAAGAAAGAGCTGACTGAATTCCTTGTTGTGCAGTCTTGTTACCTTTAATTGTTAAACCTACACCTCTTTCGAATACAATCGGGTTATATCCGAATGGCTCTAGTACATCTCTATCGTTTTTATCGAATGAATACTCTAGTGATTGTACGCCAGTTCCACCTACAACACCTCTTCTTGGACCTGCGATGATTGACCATGGCAGAGCGTCAGAGAATTTGTCGATGTAGTTATTAGAAACATAAGCAGCTGGTGGAATACACTTAGTTCTGCCGTTTTCAATAACATTTAAACCTGGACCGTAGTAGAATCCGTAAGTAGCTCCTTCGTTAATTGAAGGTAAAGTGTATAATGCACTTGGGTTTAAGTTTAAGTTACCTCCAGTTGCTACGTTGTTTACATCAAATGCTCCAGTTAATTCATTTAAGAATGAAGGGTTAGTTGAAGCTTTTAATTCTTTAATCATCGGTGCGTTAAGAATTGCAGAAGCATTTTGTCTTTCTTTACATAAGAAAGTTAATTCTTCTTTATTCAAGATTCCACCGTTTTCTAAAGAACCGAATGTATCAATAACATATCTGAAAGTGATATTGTCTTTATCTACTAATGCGTTACCTAAACCAGTACCTGGCTTGATAGCTCCTAGTAAATCAGCGATTAATTTATCTGATTGTGATGCTCCATCTAATGGGAATACTTTGTAAACACCTGCAGCGTCTTCGTATCTCTTAAGTGCGTATGTTGGCGCATTAGATACTGCTCTGTGTGAAGTGAAAGTATAAGTAGTAGTAACACCAGAAACTGATTTTACAATTTTCTTAATTCTAGATAGTTTACCACCATCACCTGGTACATACATACCAACTTTGATGTTATCTGTAAATGTATCAGAAACTACGTTGTCTTTGTAGAATTTGAATACACCAGCACCCATATCTAAGAATGACCATCCAGTTTCGAATGCAACTGCTCTAGCGTTTAACTCGATGTTATTGATAGAGAAGTTATCGTTTACTGCTTGTTTCTTACCGATAAATGGTGTGTTTGCTAAAATTGTTCCGTTTCCTACTAGAGTTGATGAGAAACCAACACCGCCACCTGCAGTTGATACTAAGTAAGCATTACCGCCGAAGAGAGGATCTGTATAATTTTCGTTGATTGCACCAATTCCAATATACTCACCAGAATTTTCTGATAGTAAGAATGTGTTAGGTCCGTTAGCACCTGCAGCTAATAATGTATCACCAACTGCGTCAGGAGTTGCAGAGAAAACTAAGTTTCCGTTATCGTCAATTCTTGCTTGAATATCTGCGTTCCAAGTAGCACCGGATGAAGCGTCTGAATACTCTTCATAAACTCCAATTTGCTGACTGATTGCTCCGTCTGCTATGATTTCTACTTTATCACCAGCTTGGTTGTTAATAGCTGTAATTCTTACATACTCATCAGCTTGTGCTGCTTGTAAGAATTTACCTGGTACGATTGGATTTGGTAAAGCTGCTAAAGTAGCATCTGTAAATCCAGCATCACCAGAGATAATCATTGTAGAACCATCAACTTGTGTTTTACCATTGAATGCAGTAAAGTCTGCAGTTAAAGGAGTTACAACTTGCTCTACTCTGTGTGAAAGTACTTCGTAATCTTGGTATACATTAAATCCGTTACCTACTAGGTCGATTTGTGGAAGTGCATCTTCTTGGATAGCACAGAATAAACCAGTTCTTCTTGCTTCTAGGTTAATTAAAGTTTCAATGTATAATAGTCTACCTTCGTTATCCATAAATTCTGGAATTAATGAACCAGAGTATTGTGCTAATAATGTCACTTCTCTTAGTCCAACGAATTTAGCTAATTGATCTTTTGCTAAACCTTTAGAAGTAAAGAACTCTCCGTAAGTTGGATCGTTGTTTAATGCTTGAGAATCAAATTTACCTTTGAATACAAATACATCTACCATGTAGTCTGATACGTACTCATCAGCTTCGATTCCTTCTGGAATGTTTGCTTCACCATACCATTCTCTTGCAGTAACTTCAAAACCTCTTACATCTCCAGCTTGTCTAATAATAACTGAGATAGGATCTTGCTTGATATTTACAAATGAAATAGCGTGGTTTGTGTCTTGTGCCGCAGCAGCTAGTAATTTCTCATCTGATGGGTTCCAGAATTTGTCTGTATCAAATACATCGCTGTATTTCTTTAACAACTGGTTTGAACCATTTGCTGGTACTGATGATAAACCTTCTTGTGAAGAGTTAGTAGCTGGAGAGAAAATTGCTACTTTATCATTATCATCTGCAGTTGTCATGTTAAGAGCCAAAATTGGACCTCTAGATAAACATTCTAATGCTGATCTGTGGAAAAACATATTTTTCTTTTCTAACGACTTGTCAATTCCACCGAATACTTGTACAAATTGTTCTGCATCTTCTATTAATACTGGTGTATTGTAAGGACCTTTTTTAGATCTACCTACTACTAGTCTAATAGTCTCCGCAGGGATGTTTACGGTTTGTGACTTGTCAAACTCTAGACGATATACGCCTGAGCTTTTGAACTGTAATAATTGAGGACTTAATGCCATAGTTGTTCGTTTTTATTTTTTAATTCTTTTATTATATATCCCTATGCTTTTGTAAATTTATTTCAATAGGTCATAAATATCATATTGTAAATCTCCAGCTTGGTCATTATCTTTAAATAGTATCTTTTCCATCTCATCATGAAGGTCTGGATCTATGAAATCCAGAAGCTCTTCTACAAAATCCGCATAGTCTGTCGTGTTAAAAAATTCAGTAGCAGTAATACATGTCATAATCACATCGTCATTACCCATTTGAGCCCCATAACTACCGTTTGGTAGAGTACCAAATAGGGATGCCTCTGTTACTGTTACTTCATCAGTTAAATCTAATCTATTTATCTTATATAACTTGGCAAAATTCTGGCAGAAGATAGCTTTATTGTCAGATTTTAGCTTAATACCTGGTTTTAAGGCTCTTCCATCATGTCTGTGTTTAAATTTAACTACCATTTCATCATCAAAATCATTTCTTTGTGGAAATATCTGTCTTAGATAGTTAAATAGTACAGTACCATAAGTGTTATATTCAACAATCATTTTTACGTTCTCTGAATAGAATATGTCGACTGCTAATGTATATAGTACTTTTGCGAAATCTTCAATTACATGCTCGTTCGATCTAAATCTACATACTTGAGTAAATTTAAAGAAATCGTACATCGCACCAGGGTTAACCACATTCTTAATTTCTTCAGAAGTCATTGGACTAACTTGAAAAACATTAATTACTGATGCATCTCCACCATTACCTTCTGCAATATCTACTGAAAATAACCAGAAGTTCTCTTTATCTCTACATGTATCAATATCAAATTCTGGATCCCACTCTAAGAAACCTTTAGTATCGATTGAAATATAGTCGAATTGGTCGAAGTCATGATAGACATAAGGCTTCATGCGCTTTCTCATCTTCTTCATATCTACTGGGTCTAATAGTAGATTAGATGAACTAACGAACTCATTACCATATTGTTTATTGAATGCTTCAATTGAACCTAGGTTTGC